TATCGGGGCTTTATCAGTAAATGCATTAGACTATTACAGTGCCGAGTTTTCGGTTCAAGTATTCGCAAGTTAAGGATAATAAATGGCAATCTTTGTCGCAACAGACTTCAGCGTTAGCATCAATGGTTCTACAGCTTTGGCTTCATACCTGTCTCAGGTGGAACTAAAGACTTCAGTTAACGACATCACTACTACCTCTTTTGGCTCAACTTGGGTTACTCGTGTTGCAGGTCTAAAGGAAGGCTCTCTGACACTTCAGTTTAACCAGGATTATGCTGCTTCTGCTCCTGATGTGACTTTGTGGCCTTTACTTGGAACTTCTGCGACTGTCGTTATCAAGCCAACTAGCTCTGCGGTATCAGCAACGAATCCGAACTACACGGCCATCTGCTTGGTGAACGATTTGACTCCTGTTTCAGGTCAGATTGGTGACTTGAGCACATTCTCGATTACTTGGCCTACAAACGGAACTGTCTCACGCGGCACAGTTTAAGTCTGAGTTATAGGCTAGGGTGATTGTATGAATCAGATAACTCTTACAATCAACTTCACTGATGGCACAACCTACGAGGTTAAGACTTCTGCCGGCGATATTGTCAAATGGGAAGCACACTTTGACCTTGGTATAGACAAACTTGAGAAGGTCACTCACCTGCTTTATCTTGCGTGGCTGGCTGTGGTTCGACTCAAGAAAACTAGCGATACTTTCGATGGCTGGATTGACACTGTTGCAAATGTTGAGGTTGCAGACCCAAAAGACTAGTTTCTTTAGGTGTTGATTCTCATCATTGGTTGATTGCGAATCTTGCTGTTGCAACAGGTATTGCTCCATCAGTTTTATTGAATGAAACAGATCGGATGCTAAACACTATGTTGTTTGCTTTGCAAGCTCAAAGGGGTGACCATGAGTGAGCCTAGCGTTATCTATAATGTCAAAGACCTTATTCGTGAACTCGAAGCGTTAGAGCCTGGATTGAAGAAACAACTTGTTCGTGATGCTAAAGATGTTGCTAAACCTATTGCTTCCATAATCAAGTCAAGCATTCCAACTACTGCACCGCTTTCAGGTATGAACGAGAATGGTCGTTTAGGTTGGGGTGTCGGTAAGCCTGCTAACAGTGTGACCATCAAATTTAGAACAGGCAGATCTAGAGTTTCTGCTGTTACTCCTCTTGTCTCGATTTGGGTGAATTCTCCTATGACTGCTATTGCGGATGTTGCCGGTAAGGGTGGCAATCGTAAAGCTAAGAAGGTTACTAGCGAATACGCCTATAAGGGGGGTAAGCGTAGGCATGCTGTTACTTCTCAAGGTCGGGTAATGATTCAAAGGTTACGCCAAAAGAATCTTAATAACTTTGTTTATCCGAATGTTGAGGACTCTCTGGATGATGCTCAGGCTCAAGTAAAATTAGTCATAGATAGATATGCTCGCAAAGTGAACAGGAAACTCAACTAATGTCCGTAATTGTAAAGTTACTCTCAAAGTTTGACGATTCTGGTATCAAGAAGGCTAAAAGTAGTTTCGGTGGGTTAAAGAAAACTCTTGGAGCTGTTGGCCTAGGTATTGGCTTGAGTGAGATTACTAATGTTCTTATTGATTCGGCTAAGGCTGCTTCGGCTGATGCTAAGTCTCAAATGTTGTTGAACTCTCAGTTAGAGAAGAACGCCAAAGCGACTAAAGCTCAACTTAAGGGCTCTGAGAAGTTTATTCAAACTCTTTCTCAGCAGGTTGGTATTGTGGACGATAATTTGCGTCCATCCTTGGCTAAATTAGGTCGTGCCACAGGTTCGGTTTCTAAGGCTCAAGACTTACTAAAACTTGCTTTAGATGCTTCTGCTGTTTCAGGTAAACCTCTTGAAGCAACTACTAACGCTATCGCTAAAGCGTTCAATGGTAATACTGGGGCTCTAACAAAGATGTTCCCTGAGTTGAAGAAGTCTAAGGACATGTTTGGCGATTTGAAGAAGGAAGTTGATGGGGCTGCTGCTCAACAGGCTGACCCTTTCGGCAAAATGAATGTGGCTATGGATAACTTGAAAGAGAAACTTGGTGCGGTTGTTCTACCTTTGATAACAGACTTTATTGACCAGATGATGAAACCTGGCGGTGCAATAGATCAGGTTGGTAAGTTTCTAGATGATGTTTCTAACCCTAAGACTGATGCGGGCAAAATGTTCACTGATATCAAGAATGCGGTGAAGGATGCTTTCGGGCAGGTTAGAGATTTCTTTGCTTTGTTTGGTAATGGTGATGCTGTAAAAGGTTTCGGCAATATTGCTGGTTCATTAGTAAAGATGTTGCCTGCTTTGATTGCATTCAAGGCAATTATGGTTCTTTCTTCTGCCGGTAAGTCTATGGTTGGTTTGGTTGCAGCTATTCAGGCTTTGCGGGGTACTGGTGTTGGCGGTAACGGTGGGGGTGCAAACATTATTCCAGGTGGTAAGGGTAAGGGTTTATTAACTAAATTGACTGCGGCTCCAGTTCTTGGAACTATTGCAGCTATCTTAACAACTTCTGGGGACTCTATGTTGCCTACTCAGGGGCAGATTGATGCTCGTAAAAAGATTGACCCTAAAACTGGGCAACCTTATGGTTATGTGAATCCAAACATCTTTGGTGCTAAACCTGCTCAAAATCCGATTACAACAAATAACATTACAATCAATGTGCAGTCTGCTGATCCAAAGGCAACTGTTGATGCTTTGAGTAAGTATGTGAAGGCTAATGGCAAGTTACCTAATAATCTATTCCCTGGAATTAAGAAATAATGGCTGTTCCTAACTACAACATATACATCAGTTTTGGTGCAGGAAGTTCCGTTGATGTTACTTCCTATGCTGGTTCTATAAGTATTAGTCGTGGTGGAAGCCGCGTTTTTGAGGATGTGCAACCTGGCACAATAAACATTAGTTTCAATAACTTTGACCGCACTTTTGACCCATTCAACACGAGTTCTATTTTGTACGATTCCACTAACGGATATACCAGGGTGCAACCTAACGCCAAAGTTCGTGTATACGCGAATAATAGTTACCTAATTTATACAGGCTGGGTAAATAACTGGAGTTTTACTAATGATGAGAAAGGCCTGAATCCGCAGGCGTCTCTTTCGGCAACTGATGGTTTAGGTATTTTAGGTCAAGCAAAATTCAATGTTTCCAATGTGACTGCCTCTAATACAGCTACTTTTGCTCGTGAACGAATTGCAGCTGCTACTGCTGCTTGGGGAGGAACTTCAGTTGCTTTTACCTATTATTCTGGACGCACTCCACTTGTGCCTGATTTGTTTGACCAAAATAATACTGTTCTAAGTTATTTGCAGAATGTTGCTCGAACAGAGCCTTTCAACTTTTTTGGAACTGCTGATGGTAACGCTAAGATAACTGATCGCACTTTGACTACTGGTGTTTATACAACGGGCACGCCAGTATTTAACTATCATGTGACTGCTGGTTTTTATGATGCTTCAACTACTGCTGTTGCTCCTTGGTGGGCTACAACTTCTAACGGAGTCAAGACTTCAATAAACTATCAAATTGTTGCTGCTACAGCCGGTGAGCCAAGCTACATTTCGGCTTTGCAAGACCCTGCCTTTACACAAGCTCTGATTCAATATAACGAGAATAATGCGACAAAGTATTTGCAGAATCAGGCTTATTCAATTTCTTTTAAAGGTAAGAATATTGATAGTTCTCACACAATTTTGGCTCAAATGCAATTTCGTGGTGCAAACTCTGGTTCAGGAACTTCTATTGCTGGAACATCCACAGGTTCGGGATGGGATAGCTACAAACTTGAGAATGTTAAGAGTACAGCTCTAGCTGATGGTATTACTTTTCAAATTACAAATACTACTGGTGGGGCTTTTTCTGTTAAAGATTTGATAATCACTCCATCAGTTACAGCATCCACTTTTTATTTTGATGGAGAAACCTATCAACAGACAACAGATTATCTAAACGATCAAGTAATTGTAAACACTGGTTGGACTGGAACTGAACGCTATTCTTCAAGTGTTTATCTGACTAAGACTGCGACTGGTGCAACAGCTACTCTTCCTGCTTATGAAGTGTTTGGTGATGCTTATGGTACTGCGGTTGTTGGAACTGCTATCCCTATCTCTGATTTGCAGGTCGCTTATACGACAGATCAGTTCTACAATCAGGCGAGCGTTGTTCGTGCTTCAGGTGGAACAGGAATCAAGAATAATACTGTTTCTCAAGCCTTATATGGTATTCGCTCATATAGTCAAACCGATTCCCTTAATATTAGCCCTGCTCGTTCTACTGCCTTTGCCAATGAGGTTATTGGCCAGTTTGGTATTCCTGACTATGTTTTAACTCAGCTTGATGTTCAATTAGAAACTCTATCTTCTGCCTATCAAAACAGGGTTTTGAACTTAGAGTTGTTCGATATTGTGCGTATTATTTTTAGGCCTTATGGTGGTGGCTCAAATATTGACCGAACCTATCAAATTATTGGTATTCAACATAATGTCAATGTCGAATCACATGTTATTTCTTTTGGTTTGGCTTCTCTAAACTCTGGACTATTCCTAAACTCGACTTATCTGGGTGTTTTAGATACTCAGAAGGTTGTCTAGAATGCTAGTAAACTAAGGATTTAGGAGAACTTTTATGACTTTGAAAACTTGGGTTATCGGTGAGGTGGCGACTGCTGCCGATTTGAACACTTATTTATCTGCACAGGTTGTAGGTGTCTTCGGTTCTTCAGCGATTCGTGCCACAGCTATTCCTTCACCTATTAATGGACAGGTTTCTTATCTTCAAGATAAAGATCACATGGAGCATTATGATGGTGCGATTTGGCAGCCACAATTTTCCGCAATGTATGTATTCCAGGTGACTGGGCCGAGCACTGCTGTTGCTGCTGGTTCTTCTGCTTTGGTTAGCGTTGTTTTGCCGGTTTCTCGTTTCACTACTGCCCCAATTATTGCTGGTTTGGCTACTACTGGAGCATATTTGACTCCTGTTGTAAACGCTGTAACTACTGGAACTGCCACTATTGCTTTAGTCAATAATGGTGCGGTGTCTCAGCCTGCGACTCAAACTTTGACTGGTGTTGCCTTTATGATGTCCACTGGAACTGCGACAGGATAATAAAATGTTGAGCTGTAAAACTGCGACTTGCCCTGTAAAAGATGTGCCTAAT